CCTCACCGCGAGAAAAACCACGAATTCCGATCCGGATGCTGCCTAACCGCGGCGAACTGCTGGAACGGCTGGACAAGGCTTCACGGGCCGGTTCGGTCACGGCCACGAAGCTTCTACTTGAGGAACTGCGGCGCGAGGAGGCCGAGCAGGATGACGCCGGCTTCGACGAGCTCGACAACGTCACGCCGCTCCGCCGGGGCGCTTGAGCCGTTCACGGTCCCGCACTTCCGGGCGTACTGCCGGAAGCTGGTGCTGGACAACCTCGAGCGGTTCGTGCTCGAGGACTTCCAGGAGGAGGTGTCCGCGGACATCTTCGCCGGGTTCGCTGAGGTGTGGGAGATCGTCCCTGAGGGGTGCGGGAAGACGACGTTCATGGGTGCGCACGCCCTGTACCACGCCGACTACATGCCGTCCGGGTTCGTGCCGATCGGCGCGTCGTCTCGTGAGCAGGCGGAGATACTGTACCGGCAGGCTGTGGGTTTCGTGCTCCGGTCCCCTGGTTTTCGTGATCGGTTTAAGTGCCAGGAGGGTTACCGTCGGATCAAGGGGCTCAGGATGGGGTCGCGTATCCAGGTGTACGCGGCGGATGACAGGACGGCGGACGGGATCATCCCGACGCTCGCTTTGTTGGATGAGCTGCACCGGCACCGGAATCTGAGGCTGTACCGGACGTGGCGGGGCAAGCTGCTAAAGCGCGGCGGGCAGATCGTGACGATCAGTACGGCCGGCGAGCCCGGGAGCGAGTTCGAGGACACTCGCGCGAATATCCGCAGGACCGCCGCGGACGTGCGGGTCGACGGGTGCCATACGCGCGCCGTGGGTGACGACATCGTCTTGCACGATTGGGCTGTTCCGAAGGCTTCGCAGGCGGACGACATGGAGATCGTCGCGCAGGCGAACCCGCTGTCGGGGCTGACGCCGGAGGTGCTCAGGAAGAAGTTCGAGTCGCCGACGATGACGCGCGAGCATTGGCTGAGGTTCGTGTGCAACCGGGCGACCTCGTTGGACGGGAACGGCATCCAACCGGAGGACTGGGACGCCTGTTACGACCCGGACCTCGAGGAGCGGCTGTCCCCGGAGCTCGAGGGGTTCGGGTGGCTGGATATCGCGTTCAGCCTGGACACGACGGCGGTCGGCGTGATCTTGCGTGACGAGGAGCGGGATAAGTGGCTGGTCCCGGCGCCGGTGGTTTTGGAGCCGCCGGTCGACGAGCGGGACATTGTCCGCGCGATCGTCGAGTTCGAGCGCCGGTTCCCCAGGTTGCGTGCGTGGGTGATGGACCGGTCGCGTGGCGGGGAGCAGATGGCGCAGATGCTCGAGGCCGGGGACCATCCGGCGCAGGACGGGCATCCGAGTATCGAGTTCGTCGCTCATTCGCAGGACAACGCTCCGATGTCGCAGGCGGCGGTCCGGTTCGATGAGGCGATCCGGTTGCGGGTGTTTCGGCATGACGGTGATCGTCGGTTCCGGGTTCATGCGTTGAACGCGGTGCGGAAGACGACGGGCCCGGAGAAGTACAAGTTTGACCGGCCCAGCGACGCGCAGGGCGAGAAGCGGAAGCGATATCCGATCGATGCGCTGACGGGGGTGCTCATGGGCCATAACGTGGCGGTGGACGAACTTGGGACTAGCGCCGAGCCGTTGGCGGCGTGGGCGTGAACCGCAGCCTGCTCGCCGTCCTTCTAGCGGTGCTCGGCGCGGGCCTGATCGTCGCTGGTGTCGCAGCGATCTACTGGCCCGCGGCCCTGATCGTCGCTGGGGCGTTCGTGCTCGCCGGCCTGTTCGGCCCTGACGTGGAGTGATGCCAGATGGCGAACCTGTTCCGCTGGCTCCAGACCGGGCCGACCACATCCGACCGTTCCACTCTCCCGCTGTCGCTGGATCAGTGGATGTCCTATTTCGATTACAACGGGCTCTCGTACCCGTTCGTGATCAACCAGACCACGGCGCCGCAGCAGAACGAGGAGATCGGCGGCGACTTCCGCGGGTTCGTTGAGGGGATCTACAAGCGCAACGGGGTCGTGTTCGCGTGTATGGCCGCCCGGCAGCTCCTGTTCTCGGAGGCCAGGTTCCAGTTCCAGCAGATGCGGAACGGCCGGCCCGGTGACCTGTTCGGCACGCCCGCGCTGCAGCCGCTCGAGACGCCGTGGCGCGGGGGTACGACAAGCCATCTGCTCAAGCGCGCCGCGAGTGATGTGGACTTGGCGGGGAACGCGTACCACGTGCGGCGCGCCGGTGGCCGGGTGCGGCGGTTGCGGCCGGACTGGGTGACGATCGTCGCCGGGTCGGAGACCGGGTCGCCGATCGACGCTGAGGTGATCGGGTACGTGTACCACGACGGCGGCCGGGCGCAGGACCCGACCGGCACCCCGTTGATGCCGGAGCATGTCGCGCACTTCAAGCTGTACGACGATCCGCTCGCCCGGTTCCGTGGCATGAGCTGGTTGCAGCCGATCCTCGGAGAGGTGATCGCTGACGGCGCGGCGACACGGCACAAGAGCAGTTTCTTCGAGCAGGGCGCGAACCTCGGTTACGTCGTCACCCTGGACCCGGACGGGAAGATGAACCCGGCCACGTTCCAGAAGTGGGTGGAGACGTTCAAGCACGGGCACGAGGGCATCGAGAACGCGTACAAGACCCTGTTCCTGAGTGCTGGGGCGGACGTGAAGGTCGTCGGCACCAACCTCAAGGATCTGGACATGAAGGCCGTGCAGGGCGCCGGGGAGACCCGGATCTGCGCCGCGGCGCGGGTGCCGCCGATCATCGTCGGCGTCTCGGAGGGTTTGGAGTCCGCGACCTATTCGAACTACGGGCAGGCCCGCAGGGCGTTCGCTGATCTGACGATGCGGCCGATGTGGCGGGACTTCGCCGCTTCGATGCAGGCGGTCGTGGATGTCCCGTCCGGCAGCCGTCTCTGGTACGACGACCGGGACATCCCGTTCCTCCAAGAGGACGAGAAGGACGACGCTGAGATCCAGCAGATCCAGGCGTCCACGATCCGAACGTTGACGGACGCCGGGTTCAAGTGGGAGTCCGCTGTGGCCGCGGTCACGAACGGTGACATGACGATGCTCGAACACACCGGCCTCTTCAGTGTCCAGTTGCAAGAGCCCGGGGCCGAGAAGACCTCGGCCCCGCAGATGAACGGCAACGGGCAGCTCGCCCTGCCTGAAACCACCTAGGAGGCGACCTCCCGATGAGCGAGCAGAACTCCCCGCCGCGGGAGACCCTGATCCGTGCAGTCACCCCCGGGCTCGAATACCGCGCCCAGGCGGACACCGACCATGACCTCGGGCCCGGCTACCTGGGCCTGCTGAAGATCCGGTTCAGCCCGGTCAACGAGTGGACCGAGATCAACAGCATGTGGGAGGGCCACTTCCTGGAGCGGTTCGCTCCCGGCGCGTGGCGCAAGACCATCCGTGAGTCCGCGCACAAGATCCGGTCCCTGTTCCAGCACGGCGCGGACCCGCAGATCGGCGACAAGCCCTTGGGGCCGTTCCATCGGCTCGAGGAGGACGATGAGGGCGGGTACGCCGAGGTCAAGCTGCTCGACACCACCTATAACCGGGACCTGCTCCCCGGCCTCCAAGAAGGCCTGTACGGGGCGTCACACCGGTTCTCGTCGATCCGCATGGACAAGAACGAACGGCCGGAACGCTCCGACACGAACCCGGACGGCATCCCGGAGCACACGATCGTCGAAGCTCGCCTGTTCGAGCTCGGGCCGGTCACGTTCCCCGCCTATGACGGGGCGACCGCCGGTATGCGGTCCATGACCGACGACTTTCTGATGCAGTGCTTCCGCGCCGACCCTGACCGGCTCCGAGCGATGTTCGACCAGGCGGTCGACCTCGAACCGGCCGAGGGTCACTCGGAAGAGCAGGACGCACCCTCCCACGCCGAAGCCGCCCCCGAACAGGGCACCTCGGACGTTCCGGAGCGCCGCGACACCCAGGGCCGCCGATCGGCCCTGGACACCACCCCCGAGCCCGGATTCCGGTCCGCGCTCATCGTCGACTAAGGAGACATCTCCCATGAGCAAGACTCGTGAGGAGCTCGTCTCCGAGCTCGAGGAATGCCGGTCGCGGCTCCAGGAGATCGATACGGAGTTCGCCGGCCAGTACCTCGACCCGGAGAGCGAGCGGGGC